ATTTGACCGTGCATCATACGTTGTTCAAAATAGAATATTATCCGATTGATTTTTTATTTACAAAAATACAACTTCCACGATATCCTATAACAGATTTTCTTTTTTATAGAAATAAATTCATGAGAAGAATAACAAGAGAAAAAATCTTGTGTGAGGAACATGAGAGTTTAGAATGTGGTTTAATCTACAGATTCACCTCACCCATAGTAAAGGACATAGTACGATGTAAAAGAGCATATAAAGATAAACTAGACTTGGCGGCTAGTGTTCATGCAGAACTAGTCTCTAATTATTATATGGAAGGATCTGAAATTATTAAAATGAAAACATATAATAAAGAATATCTAGAGAAGTTTTATATGGAATACTATACAAGTGCCTCGAATGAGAATGTTCGAGGGATGACTAGTCATACAAATGACTATGTTGAGACAAAAAATAAGCCCTCTGTTCCTCTGGAGGGCATAGTGTCTGATATTTCTTTGGAATATATGAAGGAAACTTGTAAAATATATTCGCGACCTACTCCGGGATCTTTAGCGGATAGGTGTGCAAAGATAATTGATTGGCATTCAATTGTCTATGATAAGTATTCCAGAAGAATGCTCTTTGATGGTACATATGATGGTCCCTCTCATAGTAGAGTACAGTTTTCAACAAATAATATGACAGTAGAGAAAAGATTAAAATTGGCAGCTGAGTTTTTTAATGATACTGCTGATAGAGGAGAGGGATTTCAAGCCTTTAGAAAATTGGCAACCCCAGCTATAGCTTTGCTAGAGAAAGCCTTGGACGTAGGAAGCCAAGTAGGAAAGCGTAAATTCTTTTATGGTCCGAAAATCTTAACTAATTATATAGGTTTAGGGACGAGTGGAGGAATTTTCTCTGGTCCTACAGGAACTACGATTCATAATGACACGACGGTTAAAATGAATAATTCTGGAAAGAAGCTTTTCTTAGTGGAAATGTGTCTTCGTTATTTTCACGAATGGATAATGAGTGTTATAAAAGGAGATCCTTTGCCTTTTATAGACGTGGAAATAATTAGAGCAAAGCAGGAATGGCGCAAAGAGCTAGAGGATTTGGATGAAGAAACGTTAGAGGGTTTAATGTTAAAGATGCGTGAGTTCTTTATTCCCTCTCTTCCTATGATCTTTTTGTCAGAGCTCTTAATGGGATTTAGAATGAAATTTGAGTGTGGAAATGTTATTCGAATAGGAATGAAATTCTGGCATGGGGGTGCGTATGAGTTTGCTAAATTTATGCGATACGATGTTCCGGGTGTTTTCTGGTTTACGGGAGACATAGAGAAATTAGATAAACATATACAAGATTATCTTTTGATGTTGTATGTGTCTTCTGGAGCACGTTATTATGATTGGGAATCTCTAGATCCGAGAGCAACAAAGGTTCTAGAGCATTTAATAAAAACCTTAATGTACCATATCAGTCATAAAGTTGTATTGCATTTAGGGTCTTTTTGGCGCTTCATGCGGGGTGTAATGTATTCTGGTGGAAAGGAAACGTCCCATGGAGATAGCTGGATTATGGCTTTATTGTTTTATTGTTTTATAGTGGAGGTTGCTCATAATAATCCGTCTGTAGCCCCACTTATTTGGAAATTGGTTGTAGAAGGATATATACGCGTTGGTGTTTATGGTGATGATCATCTTTGTGTAAGCGTAAATGTTCTTCGAGGCCTTATAAATCCTTTTACCTTTGCGGAATTTCTTGCTCGTGTTCCTCGTATGCGCTTGCGAGAAGCAAAGGTTTTTGATAGGTTTATAACAGAAGTCAATTATGATACAGGCGAAATAGTGAAAAAAGGTCCAAAGTTTTTGAAGAGATATTTTGTAGAATCTATGATTCCAGGCACAGCCCCTATATTACCATATAAGTCTATTCATGAGACTATGGTAAATTTGTGTCTAAAGGATGACGATTCAGATATAGTAAGGTGGATATTCTCGTCTATTGGACAAGCATGGGATACAATGGGTACTAACGAAATAGCATATCGGTACTGTAAGCGTTTCCATGATTTAGTTCTTCAAAGATGTCCATTCGTGTGTGCTCGCGAAATGCTTTTGGACTATTTGAATAATTCGGATAATTCAGTGAACGTTAATAAGCTTTTACGTAGGGTTAATATAACCGAGAAAGAATTATTGTGCGATTTCCCTACTCTTGAGGAATTGCAAAAACGACATGTACATGAGCCTTATAAGGCTGCTTTTGGAGGAACTTCGATTCCTTTTGAAGCCGAGTTAGATGAAAGAGATTACTGTTGTTATACGGATTATTAAAGAGTAAACCGCTCACATG